TCAGAACTTGTGGTATTTAGTAAACCATAGGATAAATAATTTGTATTTGTTGAAATTGAAACTGTACTATATAATGAAGCACCTCCATCTATAAATGCACCGTTATAATACCCAATGGCAACAAGATTTCCAGAGGAAGCCAAATCCACTGCGTAAGGGTATATTGTTGGAGAGGTTAAAGAGGTATAATTTATCACTCCAAAAATTGTTGTAGGTTGCGACGATGAAAATGTAGTAGATAAATTTGTTGTTGAACTTTGGTTGCCTTGAACTCTTGGCTTACCATTTGCATCTACTAAAACACTCCCCGCATTTACGATTTTAGGTTGGTTTGAGGCTGTTGTCTGCGTTGCGTTGTTTGCGTTTCCACTTTGGTCGTACCAAGTGGTAACAAAACCATTTGTACCACTACAAAATGATGTTAACGCAGTTGTATCTAAATTTCCAGAACTAAATCCAATGTCTTGCTCGGCATTATCACTTGACCTTCTTACACGAATAGCATTCCCCGTGTATAGCGCTCTCAATAGGCGAACCGAGTAAGCGGCGGCGGCGTTTGGGTATAAATCCAAAAGCAAAGAAGCAGATGGGATTTGACTTGCCAAAACTCCGTGTGTTGAAAGTATCATGATGCTATATCTCCAAATAAATATGCTTCTGTTCCCGAAATAAATACCAAAGTTGCACCGCTATATTGAGCGTTCAATTTCAACTTTGCACCATTGCTTCGGATTGTCATTCCACTACCCGCAACAATCGTTGTTTGACCCGCACCATATTGAGCCAACAAGATTTGTGTACCCGCTGAAAAGGTTGATGCGGGAACGGTTAGGTTGTTTGCACTTGCAACATTCATCTCAACCAATTTATCGGCATCACTTAACACCAAAGTGTATGATGCGATTTGGCGGTTTGCCGTTACAAGTTTATTGGTTTTAGAATCAATCTGTGTTTGTGCGTTGCTTGTAAGTGAATTGATGTATTGGAATTCGGTGCTTGTAACCGATCCATCCGCAATGGCAGTTGCATTAATTCCCGTTGCGGGTGCTACGCTAATATCACCACTACCCAACAAAGAAGTTGAATTGATGGTTTTGATATTTGTGCCACTCACCAATGTTGCTTGTACCGCTACATCCCCAGAACCCAAAAGTGAATTTGAATTTACTGTTTTGATGTTTGTACCTGAAACAAGTGTTTGTTGTTTGCCCGTGAATTGAGTTTGGATATTGTCGGTCAACCCATTCAAATAATCAAATTCCGCATTACTGATTACTCCCGTGCTAATTTTGGAAGCATCAACCCCACTTGGGATATCACTTGCCGATAAATCTGCACCCGCAGTTACTAAACCTTTGGAATCGTACGTGATTTTGGTTTTGGTTGAAGCCGTGATGGCTGAATTCTCATCAACCTTGCCATCCAACGCGGTTTGCAAATCGGTTTGACTTGACAAAGTACCCGTGATGGATCCCCATGTTGTTCCACCACTTCCGCCCGTTGAATTTATTGTAACAACGCCCGTTCCACCCGTTGGTGAAATGGTAACATTTGTTCCCGCTACAATTTGAGCAACTCCGCTTGTCCCACCACTATATTGTGGGATGTTCAAAGTTGAACCAATCAAAGTTGCCGCACCACTCGTTCCCGTTGTGGTTAATGACAAAGTTGATTGCTTTGTGTTAAGTTGTGTTTGAATAGCACTTGTAACACCATTTAAATACCCAAATTCAGTATCATCCACAGTACCCGAACCAATGTCGGATGCAGACAAAACAACTGTGCCAGTTTTACCCGCCACGCTTTGTACTGGGGATTGTGCTTTGATTTGGGCGATGTTGATTTTCTTCGTGGTGTCATCGCTAATGTCTACAATTGGTAAAACATCATCATTTGCGATGTTTACGATTGCGGAAAGGTCGGTTATTTTTTTATCAGCCATTATTGTGTAATTACGATTTTGCCCAAATCTTGTTGCAAGATAAATGAATCATCTTGTTGTTGCAAATATCCTTGATTTGGTATTATTTGTGTTGTTATTATTATTTTGCCTAAATCTTGTTGTAATATGTATGACCCGTCTTGTTGTAACAAGAAACCAGTATCAGTTGGAATCGGTGGTTCGGGTGTTCTTGTGATATTCCCAATCCCCTGCGCCCATAAAGTACCATCACAACACTTGCGTGAATACTTCAATGTATCCTTGCATAAACAACTCCGCGTTCCGCCACCTTGCGGTGATGACCTTGATGGGGTTTTCCACCCATTCTGTGTGTTGTTCGGATTATTTGGGTTGTTCCAATTGCTCATTTTCTTATCAATGCAAAAAGTAAAAGTAAAAATAACACCGATCCAATCGCCACACCAATTTTTTGGGGTACGCTGATTCTTTCTTTGTACTGAATTTGTGGTGGTAATTGAATTGTCTTGGTGTAACGAATGGTATCTGCCTTAACAATTGTTTGAACTCTTATCACATCGTGATTTCTGTAAACAATCGTTTTAACGCCATCTTTTTCAATTGTGAGGGTATCAATCGTTTTTGTTGTGAAAGTGTCTGTAATGGTCACAGAATCACGCACAAACACGGTATCAATGCCATATACGCTTATTTGTGCCATGGCGGGGTTCTTTTTGATGGCTTGTTCTAAATGCCACTGCGCAGAACACCCCGTCAACAAGATGATAAGTGTTAATAATTTACCACCTTTGACAAACAAATCACACTTCACCTTATTGATGGTTTTCAACTGCGTCATGTAGTTGGTCAATTTCTTGACCTTTTCATCCTTTGGCTTGTATGTCTTTTTTACAGATTCCATGAAACATAGTTTGACGGATTTGTATTTGGGTATTCACCCGCTTGTTGGTCCTCGGTGTACTGGCTAAATAATTGTGGGTAGTAACTCAAATAATCCACAACCCTACGGCGATAAGTTTCCGCGATGTTTCTTTGGCGTTGAACCAATGTATCAATTTCGGTTTTGTCGGGTAAGGTGGTGTTTTCGGGTGAGTTTCTCAAAATACCCGCATTGCTTACCTCATAACCATGAAACAACAACAAATCGGCCATGGCGTAATGAATCAACATCGGTTGAACATAGTGCGAAACCAAAGTTTGGTAGTTGCCCGTCAATGTTCCGTTTTCCACCTGGGTTAAAATGTACCGATACAACTTCGTTCCCAAAAGTTCTTGAACTTGTATGTCTTGACTGATTTTAACAAAGGGATAGATTTTGTCCACATCCACATTTCCCCCAAGTTGGGTGTATTTGAAGATTAGTTCTTTGTCAACCAGTAATATGTCATCGTTTGCGTACATCTTATTTATTCTTTAATGATCCTTTGTTTGGCATATCAATTGGGCGTGTCTTGGCGGTATTCCACCCACTTGGTGAGAATGGCACACCCGCATTGTCTGCGCTTTTGTTTGATACTTCGTTGTAATTATCTAAATCCCTACTTTCCCCAACCTCGTTTGGTTGTTTAGGCAAAAACTTTCCTTTGACTTGTTTGCGCCTAAATGTCAATCGTTCCCATCTGTGGTGACAATTTACACCGCCTTTGTACTTCCAAATTGAATAGGAACTTTGACCGCTTGGGGCGAATTGTCCGTTCACACCCGCATCACCCATTTGGATGATATCTTCTCTACGGAATATCACTCCGCTTTTGGCTTCTTGAACCATTGTAGAGCAAAACTCCCTTGATTTGTTGGATACGAAATCAGGACCGTAACGGTATCGGATTTTGTACACCCCTTTATCGTCATCACTTTTTTTATTGGGGTTGTCATACGCCAAGTTAAATTTCATTTCTTCATCCGCGTCTGTAACCTCTTGAACATCAATAAGTTCCCATTCATCGGTGTTAATTATTTCCCCCTTGTCTTTCAAATGTTCAATCCAAGATTTTTCGTCTTGGATGGTCATGTCCGCTAAATCAATCTTTTTTTTTTGACTTGACAAGGATACGCCCGTTTCTTCTTCGCGCGTTTCATCATCAATGACATTGCCACTCAAATCAGTAAATTCCAAAGGTTGTAAGGTCTTGAAATAAAGATTCAAATTAAACCCGTTGAAATTCAATACCTTGGTGACTGCATCAATAATCAATCGTTGGAAAGGTCGTACCACAACATTATCAAACAAGATTGATGCTGATTTCAATTCATCTGCGTTGCTACCAAATCCCGTGTTGTCCTTAATACCTAAAAGCAATGGCGATACAATTCGATGCGCCACCATGATTTTCTGCATGGATTCTTGGGAAAGGAACTGATATTGGTTGTGAGCATCACTCAATTGAACGGGTGTAATATCCGCAGCCGATTCCTTGCCATCGTTCCACGAGATAATAAACCTTCCCGCGTTTGACGATCCGCCAAACTTTTGTTTGATTTGGGCTTCCACAGTGTCTTTAACCTCGGCGGGTGGTTGCCCGTTGTTAAAGTTTATCAACATTGATGGGGCTAACCCATTCATGATGTTGTTAATATGGAAATTGGAAATCTCCGCTTCCAAGTTGGCATATTGCGTACCGCCTTGGTAATCCACGGGTGCGAAGTAAAACGAACCCGTTGAATATGGTTTGATGGTTAAAATACATTCATTTGCACTTTGGTCATAACCGAACGCCCTAAATTCAATTGGCGTGTGGTTACGCTTCATGTTAGCCCAATCGGGGCAATAATAGTACTTTTCAATTTCACCCTTTTCGTTGCACTTGGCGGGGCGAAGGGTTTGTTGTGGAAAGTGCTTGGCTTGGACATACTTTTTTCTGTCCTTTGATTTTACCAATTGAAATGATGCTTGGCCTAACATCTTCAAATCCATTGCAACGGCGCGAAGGTCATCCGCACTAAACAACTTTTTGAATTCAATGTAACCTGGCAAATCCCTTGATGCCCTTGTAACCTCCAACCCCTTACCAAAGATTTGGTCAACAGTGCCTTTGATACACGCATTGTTGGTGGGTGATGAATGGTATAAGTCAATCAAGTATTGGTAGTAATTATTATCATCACCATATTGCACCCAATCTTTGTTCTTTTGCTCAATGATGGATGGTGCGGTGTATGACTGTAATTGTATAAATTCTAAACTCATAGTGTTTTCCAATTAGGTGTACCAGGCGCAGTCGTTGTGAACTGCTTCCAAGTGTTGTAAATGTTTGTTGTTCCCGTAATCCAATATCCCAAAACCTCCCAAATCAACACATTCCCATTGTACACACGAAACAATAATTCATCCGTGTTCTTTGCCACTGCGTTAATTGGCGTTAGAGCGGGTAAATTCATTGTGATGAAGGAATATGACTTCACACACGCAGTCGTGGTGGAAACCATCGTTTTTGTGGGTTTATGCCATACCTCAATGGTTGCCGTTGACACACCTTCAAAATCCACGAACGATGTGAATGTAACTGATGTGGATGTGTTATTGATGTGCATATACTATAAAACGCAATTCTAACTTTTTGTTACAAAAGAAAACCCCCACCGATTTGGTGAGGGTCATCAAACTATAAAACTGAAATCAAATTAAGCCGCAACAGTGATAATCGCAGGGGTCAATTCTGCGTAATTATCGGCATCAACGGGGGCAGGTGGGTTTGGTTCACTTGACATCAAAGTCAAAGTATTCAAACGGGCATCACCCATTTGTACACCCCATGAAGATGTTCCGCCATTGGCATCACAACCCAAGGTTTCACCAATCAACCAAAATTGGTCGTTTCTATCCCACACGATGATTTGCCATCTACCTTGTGACAATGTTTTCAAAGTGTCCATATCGGCATCGCCCGTTACTGGGGTTTTACCGCTTGGTTTGAAAGACAAGGTAAACAAAGTTTCGTAGGCAGTTGTTCCGTTATCGCGTGAAGCGATTACAGTTGTTTCGATGGTTGACAAACCTTTCAATTCCCAAAAATTTGCAGTAATTGGGGTTGTGGTTGTTCCGTTATCAATCAATGTTACCAATCCCGTACCGCTTTTAGTCACTCTGTTGGCGAATTCAAAAGGGATAAAGAAAGCACCCTTCAAACCACCGACAAACTGCTTACATGGTTCGTATCTATTGGCTAATGTTCCACAAGTTGGCATATTTTTTCTATTTTGTTGTTAAAAAAAAGGGGCGGGTGTTTACGCCCACCCCGTGTTTATATTGTTCCTATATTATTAGGTTACATTAATTACAACTTGTTGAGTTGGGTTGGTAGCGATGATACCACCAGTGAAACGCATGATTACACGCACATTCTGTGAACCATCGATGTCACTCATGTCAATCACCTTTACCTCGTTGTAATCGCTCAACAAACCAGTTCCAAAGTGCAAATCTGACTTCATACCCAATACACAGTCGTAATCGTTAAGACCAGGACACATGGTTACGGGGATACCTTGGAAGTTCATTGGCTTTTCACCAACATAGAATTGGAAGTTGTAATTACCAGCAGACAAAGCGGCTTGGTATGCTTTCATGGTAGATGGACCAACATAGTATTGGTATCCTTCTTTGCCATACAATGCAGCGGGTGAGTTGTCCAATGCTTCTTGCAAACGAGCAACAACATTTGATCCAGTTGTAGCACCACTGAACGCACGAACGATTGCAGAATTGTCAATCAAATAACCAACCATACCATCTTGACCAGGAACCAATGCGGAATCATACCACAAATTTGATTTCCAGATACCCAATTCGTTTGCTTGTGCTACTTCGGCAGCGGTTTGTGCCAACATGAATTCTTCAAAAGTTGCAGGCAATTTTTCAAATGCACTGAAACCTGCTTGTGCTGCTTCCCATGTAGTACGCAATTGGTTCTTACAAAGTTGCAAGTTTACTTGCTTTTCAATGGTAGTCAACACATATTCACCCAAGGTTACTGATGAAGAATCAGTGAAATCACAAGTTGCATCGGCAATGGTGATTGAATCTTGGTAGTTACGGATAACTTCTTTGAAGGCAACATTGGG